TCGCTAACGACTCGTTCGTAAGATCGCTCCCGAAACAGCAGTAACGTCAAGCGATCCAGAAGTTGAACATTTCCCCTCGTCTTACAGATTGCACGGTGCATCTTGCGTGTCAGACCACTCTTTAACACCGTCTTCTCGTTGTCGTACATGATCATCATCGCAATGCCGTAGCCGCTCCCTGCCTTCCCAGGGTTGCTCGACTCTAGATCACGGCATTCTTGCATCAGCTCGCGGATACGTCGTCTATTCCTGTGGTAAAAGGCCACCGAAGACGGCCTGCGCTCCATGATCGCGTCGTTCCTGAGGGATGTCATGTGAGTAAATCTACACGATGCGGGTATGGGATTCAAATCCTTTAGAATCAGCGCTAAAAGCTGACCAGCCCGGTGCCTAATTTCCATCCACGCGGTTTGAATTAACTGTTTTCCCACCAAACGAGTCAATATGGCCGGTCGTAAACGCACTCCAAACTCAATTCGCGCCCTTAACGGCAACGCTGGGCACCGTTCGTTCCCTGATGCGGTCGAATTCGCTGGCACTCCGTCCTGTCCTGACTGGCTTGATGCCGATGCGAGACAGGAATGGGAACGCATCATACACGCTATTGCCGACGTCGACCTGTTGCGTGCCGTTGATAGCTCTGTTCTGGAAGTCTATTGCGTAGGGTATTCCCGGTGGGTCCAAGCTGAACGCGATATCGCCCATAACGGTACCGTAATCCCATATGTGATCCACAATCGGGACGGTTCCACCCAGACCAAGCTCGTAAAGAACCCAGCACTGTCCGTATCTAGCGACGCACAGAAGCAAATGCTTCGTGCTGGTTCCCTACTTGGCTTCAATCCGGTTGATCGTAGCAGGGTAACTGCCCCTCCTAAGCGCAACTCCAACCCATTCGCAGACCTCGACGACGACGAATAGATGACACCTCATGCCCAGCACGGATTACTCCCAGATCGCACTTGAGTACTGTCAGAACGTTCTCTCGGGTGTAATTCCGTCATGTCGCCAGATTAAGCTGGCCTGCCAGCGTCACCTGAACGACCTGCAAAAGCAGCTAGATCCTGAGTATCCGTACCGATTCGATACCAAGAAGGCCAATAAGGTTTGCAAGTTCGCTGAACTGTTGCCGCATGTAAAGGGCAAGTGGGCCCAGAAGAAGCAGACACTCCACCTAGAACCTTGGCAATGCTTCATCCTGTGCTCGATATTCGGTTGGGTATTTAAGGAATCTGGCCTGCGTCGTTTCCGGCAGGCTCTCGTGATGGTTTCCCGTAAGAATGGGAAGTCACTGCTCTCCTCTGTTGTCGGTCTTTGGATGTTGCTGATGGATAACGAGGCCGGCGCCGAAGTACTGGCCGGTGCTTGCTCCCTTGAGCAAGCGGGATTCGTATTCACACCGGCCAAGCAGATCGTTCAGAAGACACCAGACTTACAGGCTCTGGGTGTTTCACCATGGGCCGACTCGCTGGTTGTCGAAGCAACCGATTCTAAATTCACCGCGATCATTGGTCAGCCGCCGGACGGATCCAATCCTTCATGCGCTCTGGTTGATGAATTCCACGAACATCCGAACGCCACTCTGCTGGAGACGATGATCACCGGCATGGGCAGCCGTGAGCAGCCCCTGGTTCTCATCACTTCAACGGCTGGATACAACACTGCCGGGCCATGCAAGCTTATGGTTGACGACCTCGAGGATGTCCTCGAAGGTCGCGTAGTGAATGATGAGCTGTTCGGCGTCATCTACACGGTTGACCCTGACGTTCCATTTCACTCCGAACTGGCGCTGCAGACCAGTAACCCTAATCTGGGTATCTCAGTCACCCTTGAATACCTGAAGGCGCAGCAAGCGGATGCAGTTCGCAGCCCGCGGAAGCAGACAGCGTTTCGTACAAAGAACCTTAATTGTTGGGTCAATGCAGCAATTGGATGGATGAACTCAGAGAAGTGGGCAGCCTGCCGCGACACGAAGATGAAGATTGAGGACTTCCTCGATCAGCCTTGTTTCGGCGCCATTGATCTGGCAATCATGCACGATCTGACTGGTTACATCAAGCTATTTCCCAAGCAGATTGATGGCAAGACTCACTACTTCGTCTTTCCCAAGGCTTACCTCCCCGAAGACAAGATCGCAGAACCTGGCAACGGGCATTTCCAGCAGTGGCAAAAGCAAGGCTATCTGACTGCTGTCGATGGTGCGGTAAACGACTTTATGACTCTTCAAGCCGATATCGAAGAGGACTTCACCCGCTTCGAACTGAAGGAAGTAGCATTTGATCCTGCACTGGCGTCGACGCCCGTCGCGCACATGCAGGACGCAATTCCCAAGCTTGAGTTCGTCGAGATCGGCCAGAAGTGGCAAAACCTCAGTGATCCCATGAAGACCCTAGAAGGGATTGTGGAGGAAGGCCGTCTCCATCACAACGATCCGATCCTATCCTGGTGCATCTCCAATACGCAGGTCAACAACTACCGCAACGACGCGATAATGCCCACGAAGTTGTCGCCTGAGAAGAAGATTGATCTCACCGTCGCTCTGATCATGGCTCTGGCACGCGCTCTAGTCGTTCCGATCAAACCTAAGTCGAAGTTCAAACCCTTCGTCATGTAAAGAGAACAAGAGAACCAATGGGACTGAAATCCGCTCTTTCACAACTTACCCGGTCCCTTCGCGATCCAGAACTGACCACGCTTGAGCTCCGCAGCGACCCACTCAACAACCCATCTATCCCGCTATCCTCAGCCGGATTCCTAGCGTGGGCTATGGCTGGCGAGCCTACCGCGTCTGGCGAACAGGTCACGGTTGCAACCGCACTTCAACAGATTACGGTTTATGCCTGCGTCCGCGTGCTTGCTGAATCTGTAGCATCGTTGCCGATGAGGGTATATGAGCGGCTGGATCGTGGTAAATCAGAGGCCTTCGATCATCCTTTGGCATACCTTCTGTCAACCGCTCCAAATGATGAGATGACGGCAGTTACATTCTGGGAATCTATCGTCGGTTCGCTGGCACTGGAAGGCAACGGGTACGCCGAGATTCAGCGTGATGCTGGCGGTCGGGTTGTGGCCCTCTGGCCACTCAACCCACAGAAGACGACTCCGAAGCGCAACGCGGCTAGCAAGCTCATTTACGAGACGAGCGATGGCATGACCTCGGATAAGACCCGAGTCATTGTTTCAGACAACATGCTGCATGTCCCGTTGTTTTCATTCGACGGGCTCAAAGGAATCTCACCAATTCAAATGGCTCGCCAAGGCATCGGCCTGGCCAGAGCCAGCGAGAAGTATGGTGCCCGTTTCTTTGGTAATGGATCCCGTCCGGGTGGTGTTCTCTCGACTCAATCTGATCTGACCGACGAAGAACTTGCCGCTGTGAAAGAAACGTGGCTGCAAACTCAATCTGGTGACAAGCAGGGATCAACGGCAGTACTCCCAGGCGATTGGAGTTATACGCCACTCGGCCTAAGTCCGGAAGACAGTCAGTTCCTGCAAACTCGTCAGTTCCAAAGAACCGAGATAGCAGCACTGTTCCGTGTCCCGCCTCACATGGTAGGCGACACTGCCCGGTTGTCCAATAACAACCATGAACAACAGGGATTATCGTTCGTTACTGACACTCTTCGTCCGTACTTGTGTCGAATCGAGGCTGAGGTAGCACGAAAGCTGCTACCGACCGCCGGACGGAATGCGGGAAAGTTCTTCGTCGCGTTTGACGTGTCCGAAAGACTACGCGGCGACTTCAAGACAGTCCTAGAAGCGTATGCGGTTGGAAAACAGTGGGGTTTCTATTCCACAAACGATATTCGCAACGACCTGGGTGAGAATCCGATCGGCCCTGAAGGGGATGTGTACTGGTCACCGGTAAACATGCAGAATGCGGCACTGCTGCTAACTACGGAATCGACCCTCGACCAACCTATGGGCTCTGACCCCAATGCACCATCCGATACAGAAAAGAAGTCCCTCGGTCGACTTACAAGAAATCTTATCTCCGTATACAGAGATGCCTTTGGTAGGCTCGCGTCCAGGAATAAGGTGGATTTAGGTACCATTTCGGCCATATTTACCCCTGTTCTAAGGTCAATTGCAGCCAGCGTTACACTCGATGATTCGCAGGTCGATGAGGCAATCCTGACCGACGTGATGCGTGCCATGGAGAAACGTGCCACTAAGTGGCCTGCATCTATGTCAGACGCTGAGCTAGATGAAATCGCCAGGGCTGAGTTCGTCAAAGCGGTGCGATCCATCGGGATAAATATCGCCAAAGAGAGAGCTGCCGCCAAAGCAAGCGCTGACCTATCACCGGAGTCCAATGATGAGTAATAATCGTGAAGTAAGGTTTCAAGGACGAGAACTAAGAGTTTCCAAGGCCGATGACGGCTCGCGCTCGATAACGGGTTACGCCGCGGTATTCAATACGCCCAGTCTCGACTTCGGCGGATGGTACGAGATGATCGCGCCTACCGCATTCACGCGGTCGCTGCAGGAGCAGCCCGACGTCCTGGCCTTATATTCTCACGACAACAGCCTCGTACTGGGCAGAACCAAGTCTGGAACGCTCGCCCTTGAAGTCGACAGTGTCGGACTGAAGTTCACGTGTAAGCTGCCCGACACCACTGTTGCAAATGATATGGTCGTGTCGATTGAGCGTGGTGGGGGGGGGGGACATTGAAGGCTGTAGCTTCGGATTCGTCACGGTTTCAGACGTGTGGGCATCTGACTCTGACGGCAAGACTCTTCGCACGCTCCTCGACGTAACCCTATTCGAAGTTACTATAACTTCCGAGCCCGCATACCCTGCAACGTCTGTTTCACTGCGATCTGCTCCAAAAGAGATTCGTTCGAAGATTGAGAAGCGTGATGGTGAGGAACAGGATTCCGCTCCCTCATCCTGCGAGTGCGATTGTCCTAACTGTGTATCCGGCAGCTGCCAGGATTGCACTGACGCAGATTGCGCAGATGAGTTTTGCTGTGCCGATAAGCGCTCCCAGCGCTCCGAGCGGCATAAGATGCAAATGAAGCTAGCGCTACTGAATCTCAAGAAGTAGATCAATCCCACGAAGATTCGCAAGTGTGATGCCATCGCTCGATGGTGGCGTTCGATCGCACACATCTATCTTGCAGCAACAAACAGCTAACGCCCGCCGCTGAAGCTGACCTCCTGAAAACAACCCCATTCCAAAAGGATATGAAATGCCTAGTTTGATTGAAATGAAAGAGAAGCGCACGCGTCTGATCGCGGAAGCGCAGCAGATCGTTCTCGCTGAGACGGTCACCACTGAGCAGCGGGCCAAGTTCGACGCGATGCTTGCCGATGTCGAAGTTATGGAAGCTGACATCGCCCGGGTCGAGAAGATCGAAGCCCTCAACGCCGAAACCCGCACCACCGTTCGTCCGCCCCGCCCGGTTCCCGGCGCGTCGCTGGATACGAACGACAAGGCCCCTGAAGTCCGTGCTTTCGAGAACTACGTTCGCTTCGGTAAGAGTGAACTGAGCACGGAAGAGCGCAGCCTTCTTCGAGAGCGTCGTGACATCACTACCGGTTCGTCTTCGGGCGGCTACCTGATCCCGCAGCTGTTCTATCCGACGCTGATCGATGCCCAGAAGCTCGTCGGTAACACCGTTTCCATCGTCGGCAAGAAGGTGACCAACAACAACGGTGCACCAATCAAGGTATCGCTCTCAAACGATACCGGTAACCTGCTGACCACTCTGACCGCAGAAACGACTACTGTGACCGAGGCAGATCCCACTTACAGCGGATTCGTGCTGAGCACGGACACTGTCAGCACCATGGTAAAGGTTTCGACTCAGGAGCTGCAGGACAGCTACTTTGACCTCAACGCCTGGATTCGTGATAAGTTCGGTCTGCGCTATTACCGTGGTCTGGAATACATGATCACTAACGGTAACAATTCGAACGTTGCTAGCTTCGTTTCGACTGCGACCCTGGGTGCGACTGCTGGTGCTGCAACCGGTCCTGTCTTCGATGACTTCACCGCCGTCTACGCTTCGCTCGATCCGGCTTACGAAAACAACGCGTCTTGGGTTATATCCTCAACCACGCGCGCTTACATCATGGGACTGAAAGATAACTACGGTCGTCCGCTCTTCATTCCTTCGCCGAATACGAACGTTCTCGACCACATCCTCGGTCGGCCGATCGTGCTCAACCAGGCACTTCCTTCAGCCGTGAACGTGTCGACTACCGCGGCTCAGACTGGCATTGTCTATGGTGACTTCGCGCAGGGCTACTTGCTCCGCACCGACGGCGATATCACGATTCTCCGGCTGGATGAGCGCTTTGCCGATACGCTCGAGACGGGCTTCATCGCCTTCGCTCGTATTGGTGGCGCTTCTACGGATGCTGGAACTCACCCGCTCCGCACCCTGGTCACTCCCTCACGCATAACCCCAAGTGGAGGGAGGCTCAACGCCTCCCTCTTATCGCCCTCTTCACTACCTTCACCGAGGAACTCAATGAACGTCCAAATCGTGAAGTCATTCAAGGATTCGTCCTCGCCCCGCGCATTCGCCATAAATGAATGCCTGTCAGTGGACTCCGCCACTGCAGCACAGTGGATCGCTGAAGGTAGAGCAGTAAGTCTCGACCCTGTCAGTATCGAGCCTGCCTACAAGACACCGACTAAGCGCAACAGACGTGAGACTGCGACCCGCTAAATGCCCCTGTCATTACAACTAGTTACGCCCCCAGTCGCAGAGCCTGTCTCGCTAGATCAGGCGAAACAGCATCTGCGCGTCGATTTCCCAGATGACGATGCCCTGATAACGGGCCTAATCACTGCGGCGCGCCAGTATGCGGAGAAGTATCTCCACAGGGCCATCTTCAATCAGACGTGGGTGCGCTCAATCGACTACTTTCCACTCTGGTACTCGCAGAATGGAACCGTGAGTGCCGCATACCGTAATGATTGGCCATATTATGCGGATTTCTGGGCACGTATTACCATAGATCTTCCCTGGCCTCGCACTGTCAGCGTCTCGTCAATCACGTATATCGACCAGACCGGCACCGATCGGACGCTTGATCCCTCAGCCTACTTCGTAGATACCACCTCGATGCCTGGCCGAATCGTTCCCTCGCAGGGAAACTACTGGCCGACGGTGATGACCTATCAGCCCGGCTCGGTCAAGATCACGTACGTCGCCGGCTCCTACGGCGACGGTGTCTCGGTCAATAACTGCCCCCAGACAATTGTGCAGGCGATGCTGATGCTCATCGCCCACTGGTATGAGAACAGGGAAGCCATCAGCACTCTGCCGCTCAAGAATGTCCCACTGGGAATCAATGCTCTGCTCGATACTGAGCGCCTCCGCGTGTTTCAATACAGGCCATAATTCATGATCACTGGCAATCTCAATCGGCGCATTCAGCTGCAACAGCAGACCACATCGCAAGATTCATTCGGCCAGGAACAGCAGACCTGGAATCCTATCTATACCTGTTGGGCTTCGATTGACGTTCAGAACAGCCAATTGCTGTATTCAACAGCAGAGTTCGTCGAAAAGGTGACCTACAGGATCACCTTTCGATGGACCAATTCCGTCGTCATTCAGCCAGGCATGCGAATCGTCTATACCGAGGCGACTACCAAGGTGGCGCACACGTACCTGATTGAGGCTCTCCTCAACACCAAGGCCGGCAACCGCGAACTCGTAGCTATGTGTTACGAACTGGATGGGATCGAGTAATGATCGAGTCGACTCTCTACAACATCATCACCGCCGACCCTGGAATTGCCGCGCTCATCACAACCAGAGCTTACCCTGTTATCCTTCCAACCGATCCGACACTTCCCGCCATAAGTTACTTGATCGTCGGTGGTTCATCGACCCCGACGATGGACACATCAGGAATGCAGAAGACACGCCTTGAAGTGAACTGCTGGGGCAGTACCTACAGTGACGCTGTCACTCTACGTACTGCGGTACGCAATGCACTCAGCGAGTATTTCGACCCTGTAGCCAATATCTACATCACCTGCTTGCAGCCACGCGACCTATTCGACTACGAACTACGACAGTTCCGCGCCATTTATGAGTTCTATGTGTTTCATACGTGCTAATACCCCGCGCTAATACCCATCTACACCCAATCCCAACCTTGATCTACACGGAGTCCCACCAATGCCTTACACTGCCTCAAAGTCCCAGATTGTCACATCTACCGTTGTTTCTATCGGCAGCGGTGGCACCGGCGAAACCTTCACCAACATTGCTGAAGTAATTGATGCCCAGTTCGCTGGATTCAAGCAGAGCACAGCCGACGTCACCAGCTTCAACTCCGGTGGAGTCAAGCAAAAGCTGAACACCTTGCTCGATTACGGCACGCTCAAGGTTACTGCCAACCGTATCTCGTCTGACCCCGGCCAAGTGGCGGTTCAGGCCGCGGTCATTGCAGGAGGTAATCACGATTTCAAGATCGTTCTGCCGATGGCCCCTGGCCAGACCACTACCGGAGACAGCATGGTAATCACCGGTATTGTGGTTGACTTCATGCCCGGCAGCTTCAGTCTGACCAAGCAGCCAACAATCGAGTTCACGATCGACATCAACAACATTGTGACGACTGAAGGCGCCTAATAGCCAGTCATTAACTGGCTCATCAGGTCACGGTCTGGGTACATAAGGACAAGGGGGCAGGGTACACCTGCCCCAATAGGGGACACGCGTGCGTAAGAACACTAAGCAGCAAGTGGCAAATACGGCCATTGATCCGACGATTGATTTCACCGACATTGTGCTGGACGGCAAGACCTACAAACTGACCTTCGATTTCGCCAGCCTTGCTCAAGCAGAGGCGGCGCTCGCTCCAAAGCATCCGGAGATTAACTTGCTAAGGCATTTGTTCCATGATGGCGTGTACCGGCTGGAGCAGATTCAAGAGCTGTTCGCATGCTCCCTGTATAAGGCTCAGCCTGACCTGGACTACGACGCTGCAAAAGCTCTGGTCAACATGAGAACGATCGTGCCGGTTGCCGCTGCCGTTCTGACAGCGTGGAAGGCATCGATGGAAGAGCCTAAGGCTGAAGATGAGGGTTTTCCAAAGCCGCCCATCGAGTAGAAAAGCTGATGTCGCGGCAAGAGCTATGGCGACTGAACTGGTCGATAGCTGTTATGGACTTGGGACTTAGCTCAGATGAGTTCTACTCACTGACACCACGTAACCTGACAGCGCTTCGTGATAGGCACGAGCGCAAGATCAAATCGAATGAATTCCTGTTCGGCCAGCTTACAAGTTACATGGTGAACTTCTCCATGTGCCGCCCTGATCCTCCGACCAAGCCCTCTGACTTCATGCCTTCATATATCGCTGCTAAGTCGACTGCCGAGTCCACCAGAAGCAGCCGGGCCACAAAGAAGCAACGCAATACGGTTACAACGTCATTCCGCTCTCTCTTCGATTCGGTCAACAAGTCAAAGGTAACTCACAAGTAATCATGGCCCTAGAGTACGGCATACACGTTGAAGGCATTGAGGAACTTCAATCTAAACTCGATGACTTAGATCAGAAGATCAAGACAAAGATTGTCCGCAAGGCTCTCAAGGCTGGCGGCGCGATCGTGAAAGCAGCCATTGAGGAAAGAGCTCCCGAACGTCCCGATCTTCCCAGCACTACGGCACTACCTCCGGGATGGATGAAACAGGATGTCAAGTCCAGTTTCCGTGGCAAGACCAAGAGCGGCAATCCCGGTCAGATCATAGGCCCTGGCCCGGCTACAAGTCACGCTGCTCACCTGGTGGAATACGGACACCGTATGGTACGTGGTGGTAAGTCTCGCCTTGATAAGAAGTCTGGCAAGTACAAAGGTGATGGTACTGAGACTGGATTCGTTCCGGAGCATCCCTTCATCCGGCCCGCTTTTGAATCAGTACAAGCGGAAGTGACTGAAGTGGTCTCACAGGAACTCATAACCGGTATCGAAGAAGCGTGGAAGGGACGATAAATGCCTGCTGGTGGAGTTAAGGTCGTAATTGAGGTTGATGCGGATACACCCTCAAAGGCAATCGACAAGATCAAAGGTCGATTCGGTGACCTTGGCAGGGCAAGCAGGGAAGCTGGGGCACATACCGTCACCGGTATGCAGGCCGCCAGCGGTGGTATCCGGTTACTTGAGAATCCACTTGGTACGAACATCCGGTCGATCGAACGGCTGATCGGACAATCCAAGCTGTTGTCTTCAGCATTCCAGGCGGCGTTTCCTCTTGTTGGAGCTATTGCCGCTGGTGCGCTCATTGTCAAGCTCGGTGAGGAGCTAAAGAAGAGTTATGACGAGGCTAAAGCCGCGCCTCAGGCCATCAGCGCTGCATTCGGATCGCTGACAAGTTCAACACTCTCGGCCAACGACTCCATCCGCATCACAAATGACAAGCTAGCTGATTCCATCGCACTGATGGAACACAAGCCGGTGAACGCCATTGCACAGGCCTTGGACGAGGCCCGCCAGCAGAGCGACCAGTTTGCCGCGTCGGTCATGAAGTCGGCCGAAGCGGTGAAGCAACTTCTGGCGCAACACCAGAT